ACTTGGCAAGTGAGCGAGTCGTCAACAATCTGCACCACACCGCGACAAGCCGCAATAGCCTGGAACCCCTTGTTGTCAGCGATCGGAAAAGATCCGTGACCCTTATCTCCCTTGAGCTCGTGAATACAGCAAAAGTGAATGGTCTCCCGAGTAATGTCGGCAGTGTCTCCGGCGAATTGGGCCATCGGGATAAAGAAAGCGTGCAAGAGTTATAGTTAGAGCAATAAGTGGGAAAAGAAAACGGGGAGATATTCAGCTGACAGAGGGGCGATCGAAATGAGGTTCCCATGTCAGTTGGACTGTTCCTTTCAGACGAGAGGGGGGAGTGATCGAAGGAATGAGATCACGTACTCGCCCGGGTAGCGTGCAGTCTCTGCAGTCCCAGCGAATTAGTGGCTGGTTTGGTCAAGGAACGGACGACCATGGACCCCACATTTCGGATCCAACCTCATCTTCAACTGGACCCACTCCAGTCCTAGATGATCGGCTACCGCAGCCTTCGCAACGGGTCCACAAACTAGACGCGAAGACACGCCACTATTCGGCCAAAGTGCCCGGAAAATAGTGACAGACCACCTCACGGTGGGACCAAGGGTTTGTGATTGGGGCGTGGTTTTCGGAATCGAGGGGCCACGAACCGTCTTTGGAAAGCAGTTTAATGACTTACTTGAGGTCAGGGGAGTTAAATGAAGAGCATGTATTTGAGGAAACGGACAAGCGGGGGGGGAGGAGGCAATGGTTCAGGTTCAACGACGGGGATGGTGAGGTCAGGAGGGAGATTGTACCAAAGCACTGCGCGGTTAACATTCTGGACCGCGGCACGTAGGAAACGACTGTCGGAACCCAACTTGGCGCTAGCTTCGGCAATGGCATCTCGAATTGAACGCCAGTAATCGGCATCAGCTCGGCCCTGTTGATGTCCGAAGCGAGAGCGCCACATAATGACGGTGGGGTCGAAGGTTATGTCAGGACCACCAAAAATGAGGCCACAAAACTCCATGTGATCGGAGGTCTCCCGTTTTGGAGTCATAGCCCACTGTTGCGGAAAGAAGCCGTTGGGTCGAGACCAGACGCCAGCAGTAACACTGTCATCACCGGAGACGGCTATGGGGGTACCGATTGGGCAAGATAGGGACGCACCGGTAAGAGCGGCATTACGGAGTGTATTGAGCAACCACGTCCAACGATCGCCAGATTCTTGGCGAGGGCGATGAACACCGAGGTGGGAGTAAGTGGTAGTGCGCAATTCTCGATGGCGGTCGATATAACTAGCGGGAAAGTGACACAGCTGCATCAACCAACAATCAAACTCGAGGAAAACATGATACACTCCAGAGTCCCAGGCAGTGTAATCGTTTCCGGTCATAGGACCTCGTGGCCAATGCGCGCGGTACCAGTTGGAAAGGTCGTCAGGAGACGCCCGACAATGCAGGTAAGTAGTTTCGCGAGCAAACCGGAGGGCTAGAGTTTCCATGTAGACAGCAAACGGAGCGTCAGAGAAGATACGACCCAAATGGAAGTCAGACACTGTCTGACTAGGAAAGGCATGAGAACGCCACTTAGGTTTCTTTTTGATGTACTGACCCTTTGGGAAAAGGCGGACAAAATTGTGGGGCGTGTCAAGACTTTGTTTGGCGACACTCCTTTCCAGTTGCACCTTAGTACGTTTGGCGGCCCAAGACTGCAAAGAGGTGCGGTTAGCCAGGTCGAAAAGGTACTCATTAAAGGGCAGGTCGTTCCAGGCACCGACATCGAAAAACTTCTTGAAACCAGATTTGAGGGACTTCAAGCGCTGACGATCTGCCGGGGAGTGATAACCATCGAACTGGCCAACGTGTATCCGCTTCATTTTACCAAGTTCGTCCGTGAGCTTATCTGAACGAGTATGGTGGAGTGTGTCGGGCGCCCCGTCCGGGACATGCTGTGCAGTGGATACCCAGTGGTCAGGATCGGGGGTGGCACACAATTCACGCTGAACATCATCGGTAGCCTCGTTGATATCCAGAGTGGCATCATGTGGACCGTGGAAAACAGGCATCGGAGGCAGTCGGTAAGAAGAAGTCTCATTGTGAAGGACAGCGTCATTGGCAAGAGTGGTAAAGTGGCGAACGATATGAGCAACAGGACCGGTATCGGGATGTGAAACGGCGGCGGTGTGGCGAGAAAAGGCCGGTGAGGAATCGGTCCGGATGCCCCGAGAGATGGCTCGATGGGTGCGGGCGGTGTAAACGTCGTTGGCGGGTGAAGGAGTGGCAAGCCAGGAAGCACGATCTTCAGCTGAAACCCCACGAACACCAACAATGGGGTTGGGGCCGGGAAGACCAAGACGAGCACGCGCAGCAGGGGAGAGACACCGGGAGATATGGCTCAGGACGGCGGAAGAAACCAAGCCGTCGACATCAGAGGCAGGGGTCAAGTAAGGGTCACACCTCACAGAAGCAACAGTGAGCATAGCGCTCAAGATTTGACTCTTTGACCAACCTGACTCGATGCGTGCAGAGGTGGGAATCTGGGCACCCATGACGAGATAGATATTACCGGTGGCGCGAGTGAGGGCAGTGAAAGCGGCGTGCTCGGTGGCGGTGGCGGTCAAACCGCCCATGTCGATGGCAACATCCCCATGAATAGTGTGGCCCTGGACGCCAACAAAAGTGTCGCAGACCTGTCCACCCATATTCTGAGTCTCAGCAAATCGTGGAGAGACAGCGAGGAGAGGCACACCAGCCGGGGCCTTGGAAACAACGATGACATTACCGCGGTGAACTATGCGACCGGGAACCTGGACTGACGGCAGACCATACAACCGAGTGACGTCAGGGGCGGTTCGAACAACGTTAGTAGCATAGTAATCGGACATACGGGAAAGCCAAGCTGCTGTAGAAGGGCACTTCCTGGAAGCGGAAGGGGACCGTGGGAACACACCTTGAGCCTGACAAGCGTCAAAGGTAAAGTAGACGTCCGTAACACCTGGATTTGCGGCCAAGAACAAAGGAATAAAGCCATTCCAACACTTACCCGCATCATCGAATACCACAGAACCGGTACGAGGTTGGCACAGGGGCATTGCGCCCGTCATAAAATTGCCCGCTTGAAGATTAAGTGTAGGGAAAGCGGCCAACATTGCGCGTTTCAACGGTTCACGCAAATCGTGGTCCCAGGTATGGAAGGCCAAGGTAGCAGGGGTAAACGGGACAACAGCATGACGACGTTGCAACTCAGGGACCAGGGACCAAGTTTTGCCGGTACCATAAGCCCCATGGAACAGGTGGAAATTGACATGAGGATGGTACATCCCGATTTGGGTCCGTGCGAAAGCGAGATACTGTTTGGCCATCTGATCAAGGGTACGAGACAAGTCGGTGGCATTGTACTCGTGAACATTTAGGGCAGTTGGGAAAACCTTGAGGTCAGCAGAGAGGGCAAGAGCATCAGAAGCATCGGCAACATTGGGAACATAACGAACGGTCTGACACTGGACAGGGACAGCTGGGAGGAAGAAACCTCGAATCCTCGGAGAGGGACCGGCGCGGCTAAACATGTTATTCAGAGAACCTTCCAAACGTCGATAAACAGTTCCAAAGGCCTTGGAAGGGACGTTAAGAACTTCTGCAATCTCGGCATAGGGAACCAAGTTCGAGGCCCAACCGATAAGAGCATTAGCAGCAGGGGCAGTAGAGTCAGCGTTGGCGACCGGATGAGCCTGGTGGCTAAGATGGTAAGTGCCATCCTCATTGCGCTGTAAGTAGGCCGTGAGCTGTGGCCAACCGGGTTGGCCAGCTCCAACTGAGAGCGGGTCGGCAAGGGGATTATAGCCAGTAGCATCAGGAGCAGTGACCGGACAGCCATTTTGAGGAGAAACCGACAAGCGAAGCTGATACGGAATGGCAAAATAAGTGAGGATGGGAACCAAATGATCGTACGGAACTGCACCGGTGATAACCAAGGCACGTTGCGGAATGGGAAGAGACGCCATGTAGCAAGCCCAAAGGACATCAGAGGGGAGGTGAAGAACTGTGCTCAACGTGTCCCACACGCACATGTGATGCCGGTCCAAAGGAAAAGGAGGTGGGCCAACTCGTCGCAAAATGTTCAGCCAGTCAGTAAACACCGGGAAAAGGGCCGGATTCAAGTGGTAACGGCCAAAGGGGTCAGCATTATTGAAGGCCATGGCAGGAAGATTCCGAGGGATCGGGGTGGTGGGACGGAAGATGGGAGGAGGAAGATCAGGCATATCGTCCGGTTCAGCGCCACTCGTGGAATAAATGTCGGTGTCAAAAGTGCCGGAAGGCGATGGCAGAGGGACATCGGGTGGCGGAATGAGCGGGGGATCGTTAGGAACGGGATCAGAAGGGGGTTCTCCAGGATCATAGTCGGGAAGCTCTTCATAATCCACAATAGGATCAGATGGGCGGAGACGATGCCAAAGGTTATGCCGGCGGTAAACGAATGGGGCAGAACAGACGAGAACGAAGAAGAGGGACAGCAAGTTGGTAATGGTACATAGGGCAACCAGATTGTTGTAGCCGTAAATTTGTGAATAGGGAACTTGATAAAAGTAAGGCTCAGATGTGTTAAAACCTGGTTTGCCCAAGAATGGAGAGGCAATGGATATATTCCAGGGTGGTTCCAAGGGGGCCCCTGGGGGGTCATAGGGCACAAGGGGATCCAAGGGAGCATCCAGAGGATTATGGGGCTCCAGAGGGACGTGCGGTTCAAAGAGAATGTCTTTCATGAGCAAACGGTCGAACAAGAAGACCAGTGGATGAAACTTTGGGAAAACCATAGTCCAAAGGGTAAAATCCAATAGGATAATATACAACCAATTGAGGCCAGGCCGATAATGACGATTGGAATAGGGCAGGAAGAAGATGGACGCTAAAACTGACTTGGAAGCAAGGGCGATGGGCCGTAAAGGATTGGGCAGCCGGACAGTCGGGCCGCGCAAACCGTACCAATAGAACAGGCCGGTAAAGATAGCGCCCAAGGGGGTGTAGCGCCAGTTGATGTCAAACATGTACCCAGTGAATTCGAGAGCAGGCAACAAACCACTCAGGAAAATTTGAGCGAAGTGGGCAAAGAAGAAACCCACAAACTTGGTGGAAAGAAAGACACTCATCTTAGCGGAAAACATGGCAAACCGTCCCAGAAGATCAGCGTTGGCAGAGAGCTGGAACACATAACTCTCAAACTTGCATACACTGGAATAGATGCCGGGAAGTAAAGGATCAGAGCGCTGAGACACCAAAGTGGTAGTGGGGATGGTCCAAATGTGAGGAACATCGTTGCGACCTTGAAACAGTGTAGACGTAAGTGATTGAAAATACGTCGCGAAATTGTTAAAAGGGATGCGAGTGAAATAAATCAGATACGAGGTGAAAAAAGTGAAGTAAGAAGGAGTCTGATGATAATCCATGTTACGCAGCCAAAAAGCATAGATAGCGCCAGCCCTCACATAAGACATTGGGAAATGACTGAACACTTCAGCCTGATGAGTTCCAACTTTCCGGTAAAGATCACGAAGATCTGTAGCACCCTGACGAGTGGCGTAGGGGGCAAGCGTTGCAACTAAACCAGGAGTGGTGATGCGTTGGAACAATGAACCGAGTGGGTGGACATACCACGGGACAATCGTAACTGGGGCCATATCAATAACGCGACGTTTTTCATGAATCAACTCGGGGCGAGAAATGAGAATCACATGGTGCGAATAGGATGAGTGGAGCTTAGCAACATGGAGACACTCATTTGACGGAGTAACGAGTCGGGAAGCAGTGAGCCACTTATAACAGTCGCGAGGTTGAATGTAGGCACCACCCACGTTACCCTCAGGGACGTAAACAATGTCGTCAGAGCCAGGGCCAGAAGGATCAAAATTGTAGAGACTGGGGTAAAGAGAAGGTAAGCCCCAGATTAATTCGGGGGGAATGACAGTGGTGCAAATCAGGTAATCGAGTGTGGGATGAGAATCAAACCAACTACCAACGGTTGATGGAGACAAGTGGTGCAAAGTGTCATCAAGAAACCAGACGGGCGAATCACTGGTTGGAGAACCAATGGAGGGAACATTGGCAGATCCATAGCGAGTGACGTCCTTACCCTCATAAATTGGCCTGAATACAGCAGAGGGAGCAGAGCATCCGAGCGTCATAAGGAATTGTTCACGGGCCTGATTCATAAAAACACCGTACCACTTGCCGTTAAGAAGACGCGAAATAAAAGCCAAACTCTGATTGCGAAGCGCGTAGTGAACAGGATGCGGATGAGCAGGGGCGTGGGGCGGGGGGTGGTCAATGCCTGCATCAGTGAGAAAGGAGAGCATAGTCTTCTTGACGGAGTAGGGACAATGTTGGCGGGCCGAATGCAAAGATTTGGAGTAATCGTTCATATGAAGGCTGAGAATAACATTCTTCAGAGAACTGTCGTTGAAGAAATTGGTGTCCAGACCAATCAATGAACAAACATCGGCACCAACCCGAGCCACATACGCCTCAACGTCAGATAGAGCAACAAGGGCACAAGGGGGGGGAGAATCGAGTAGTTGAGGGGACCAGTTGTCAGGACGAGGAGCAGACTTAGAGCTGAGAAAGTTAATTGACATCCAACGAATGTTGGGGTTACTGGTCTGCGAACCATGGGTCATGGCCAACCAAACGTTCTCAAGGTGATAGTCGCCGTCAGATTGTCGAACAAGTTCGACAAACCAACGAATGGGATCATCATTGCGAACAGAGTGGTGTCGTGAACACATGGCGGCAAATTCGGAAAGGGTGAGACGGTCAGCACGGTCAACATTGGGGAAGAGACGGCGCCAGCAGTTGCCTTCACCACCAATCACGAAGGTTCTCAAAGAAAGAACCACGGGGCTGGGGGTAACGGCGGTAAGGGAAGGGGGCAATTGCCCCGGTGAATCCACAGCGGGTGAATGAAACCCACATGAGAGAAGTTCAAGGTAAAAGACAGAAACAAAATCTGTCAGAGAGTTGAGCCAGAGAAAAACCAGTAGAAGGGCTGCGATGAGATAGTCGTCGCTGCGGGAGGACTTCAAGAGTCCGTCCCGCGAAGAGAGGGGGGGGGGAGCGCGTACGCGGCCCCCATGGGGGGATTTTTCGGGAGTCATGTGGGGTTCAGTGGTACCCGCAGG